ATATATGAAGCTCCACCAACGGACACTTCTGAAGAAGGAGCTATGCCGAACTCCATAGTGACTTCGCTCATATATGAAGCTCCACCAACGGACACTTCTGAAGAAGGAGCTATGCCGAACTCCATAGTGACTTCGCTCATATGCTCATTGCCCCTTCCATTTCTACAACATTAATGCTGCCTACGCTTGACCATCCCTCAATCGTACCATCTGTAAACTTAGGTCTGCCAAGCATATCGTAGGTATCTGCCTCAAGTGCCAGCGTTTCGCTCTGGTTCAGCGGAAACATAAACACCTGATTGTCTGCCTGATACACTATCTCTCCGGGATAGAGTTTTCTCATTCCTGCAAATACGACTTCGAGAGTGGCGATGTTGGCAGAGGTCTGAACCACGCCGCTACGCTTGACAGTGATAGGAATGGCATACTGATCACCCTGATATATTGTCATTCGTCAGTCACCTCATATCTGTCTAATATCTCGGCGCACTCGGGGATTTTGCGTATCTGCTTTTTCTGGCCTTTGTTGACATTATCCCATATGGTCTGTAGTGCGGTATGGGTATCGTCCCACACCTTATTAGCCTTGTCTGTCCAAGTACCGTTCATTTACTCCACCCCCAATTTATTAAGCGCTGTCTCCATGTCATCAATCTCCGCCTGTGCCGCCGCTTTTGCCTCGTCATACGCTGCCTGTGCTTCGGCAAGCTGTGTGTAGTCACGCCACGGTGCTATCATCTCGCCACGGAATATAGTGCCGTCAGAGCGTGTCCACTGTTCACCGCTTGGCACATATCTGTAGCCCTCAACAAAAGTACGGCATTTCCCGTCAAAAAATTCAACCTCAAACTCACGCCTGTGGAGTGACGGCTCGGTGTGGCATTTATAGTCAATGTCGATGTATATTGTCATGTCATCACCTCAGTCTAACCATATTTTAGTGAGACGAACATTTGTACTATAGACACCCGCTTTAAAATAAAAGCTTCCGGATAAAGTCGAAATGTCAATAGTTCTTTCTTCGTATGAGCTTTTAACTGATGTATTTGGAAGATTTGATATTTTAGCTGTAAAATTTTTGTTCCAGTCTGACACAGCCGTTGCTATGCCAACATTATGTCCGGCGTTTGGAATATTGGTTTGACCGCCTATAAAGTGTAGAGTATTATAATTTGTGCAATCAATCTCTGGCTCAATGTACCCGACTCCGGTTCCATGATCACCTACACCGACTTCAATGTAATCATCGTCAATCTCTGCAATGCCCCCAAGAGAATAACTGCTATTTAAAGCACCATCTTCAAACAAGACAAGCGAATAAGCCATAACGACATTTTCGCCCTGCCCCTCATAGGTAATGCTGACAGTCTCGGACTTGGTCTGTGTACCGTCCGTGATACTTACAACGCAGTTAAACGGCACAGCTAACTTTTTGATATAAAACAGCATATGTGTGCTGTCTATCGCCTTTTTGCCGCTTGCGTTGGTGCAGGTGACGGTACTGCCGCTTGGATATGTGGCGAGTATCATGGCAAACGGTCTTGTGCCGCCGTTGCCCACAATAAATCCCTGACTCATATCCTCGCCACCTCCAGCACCACGCCAAACGCTACAGACGGCCGCTCCTTTGCGTAGAAGGTGATAGACCCGTCAGCCGTGGCGTTGCAGTCATAGAGCAGGCTGAACGCCTCCTGCTGTGCATCGAGATTAGAAAATGATGCTGGAACTTTGAAGTGTACATTAGGAATATCCGTGGATAGTAAGCCTGTGATGCCTGTCTTTGTCTGCGTGTAATACCCTATACGTTGCGAAGTCCACCCGGCTACAGTAAGCTCAATATTTGTGAAATACTGAGTCTGCGCCGCTGTTGCCACTTTTGCCACAGTAACAGAACCGTCAGGAACAGTTATAGCGATTTCATCAGCTCCTCCGACTTCGTGCCGCGCATGATGGTTAAACAGCGTTCCAGCTATCTCCGACAATGCAGTCTGAATTGTATTGGATACAAGGCCAGAAATGCTTGAAATACCGATATTTCCCGCCCCGGTGCTTCCCTCAAGCTGTGCAATAAGAGTGCTGTTTAGGAATGTCTTTATCTTCCCCCCGGCCTCGTCAAACTTAGCCTTGAGAGCATCTGCACTCAATCCGTCAATGGCATTAGGTTTGTTAGAAAGCTGAGAGATAATATTGAGATTTTCCGTGAGTTTAGTAAATGCCATTTAATTACCTCACTTTGCAAAAGATGTGTAGCGCACTTTGATATCTGCCGCTACGATTGTTGCTGTGTCTGTTGCGGAATTGCTGATAAAAATTAGTTTGTAGTAAACAAACTTCTTCGCTTTGATTTTCAGTCTATGCATTTTCGGTTTCACATCAAACTCAAATGTGAAGTTGCTGAAATCAACATCGCTGAACCACATGAGCCGTTCTGTCAGCACCTTATTTTCAATGTCTGTGCTTCTGTCTGTCTCCACTTGCACTGTCACTGAGGACTTGTTCTCAGGTGACATACCTACCCACAGTTCTGCGGAGAACTTACGCATAAAGTCCTCGTTGAAACTCATTGAACCGGATTCCCAACGGCAGTTGATAGCATCTCCGTCATCGGAAACATAGTTATAATCCATATGCTTCAACTTACCGTCAGATGTACCAAATACAAGTTTGCCGTCAATGGATGCCATACAAGCTATATCAAGGTTAGTGTACTTGTACCACGCATCAGAAACATAGTTGTTCACAAGCGCAGTGCCGTTGTAGCATATCCAGTATTCCTGATTGCCATTGTCATCAAAGCAGACGCAATTCGGTATTGAAAAGTCGGCCAGTGTTGCGGATATTCTGTCAGATATTCTTTTAGCCTGTCGTTCATCTACGGTAAGATTTGAGGAGTAGGACGAGCCATTCTTCCACTCATACAAGTCCTTGCCGAATAGTGACCGAGGCGAATTTAGTACAAGTTGCGCCTGTCCCATAGACTCCATACCGATAGAGCGGTTAACAGGAAATGAGTAGAACGCTGCCTCAGTGTTGCCATCAGACAGAGTTATCTCTCCGTAGCTCACCATATATGTTGAGGACTCTTTGAAAACTATCATTCGTGCATAATGACGAATAAGTCCTGTGATGGCTGTATTTTCGTCTCCTATACGCATTTCATACAAGTCTGGGAAATAGTCTGCCCTTGCTATACCGTCTTTGTCTATGCCGGAATAAATAGTTCTGTTTGTGCCGTCTCCGTACAGAAACACTCTTGTGTCCTGCGTGGAGTTGTACAGTTCCGAATACTTCATAGCTAACACTTGGCTTCTATATGTTCCGGTCATGGCGTAAGTTATCTCAATATTGTTAGTTCCGGCTGTCGGTGCGGTATTAAAAGTTACTGTTCCGTTTGTAAGATTTACTGTGTAATCCGTAGCTGGGAAAACTGAGTCAGTATCAAGATTTTTTACTTGATCTACAGAGCCGAGACTCTTCTCGGGGAGCTGATATACTGTGTCCGTGCCTGTTGCTGAGTACCACACCCTTCTTGACCCGTTCAGCCTGTTTATGTTTTCAAGCGCAGTACCACCACCAGATGGCGCAGTTGTAATGCTTACAACAGGGATATAGCCTGTCACCTCTGACAGAGTAGTGCCGTCCCACACCTTATATTCTGCGTTAGTGATGATATACGCCTTGCCGCTGAAACCGAAGATATGTACATGACCCGTGGTGGTAATACTGCCTATCTCCACTTTCTGAAACTCTCCGGCTGCGGAATACAGACTGTATAGCTTGCCGTCACAAGCTCCAAGCAGCACCTTTGTCTCGTTAACATATCCGCTCCATAATGCTACTAAAGGGAGCCGTGATACTGCTCCAAGACCGTATATATCAACCACTGTTGCGGTGCCGGGTCTGCGCTGTAGATTGCCGTCCCTTGTTACCTTGAAGTTCTGCTGAATGGTAGCCTCGCCCATCTTCAGCTTTGTGTCTCCGTCAGGGTTCTCATTAAGTCCGAGCCATCTTTTTATCTGAAATATTTTTTCAGAGCTTGACCCTGAAATATTTGCCATCTATTCACCACCGTCCCGAGTATCCGTAATCGTCCCCAGAATCATAGATATCCACGATATCCTCGCTTACTGTTGGTACGCCTTTTTGCAGTCTTGCCTTACCTTCCTCATATCTTTGCATAAAGAAGTTGGCAGACTGCGGATTTTCATCCGTGAGAAGATGTGCTGCCAATCCGTAAGGAAGAATAGATTGGCAGACATCATCGTCAAGGTTGATTGCGGAACTCCAATCGGTGATGGCGACAGCAATAGACCGTTTCCCGTCTTTCTTTGCATACTTGAATGTGTCAGAAAGAGGATAAAGTTCCCCACGGAGTGCGTTGAGAATAAATAAGGTCCTGGCCTTGTATTCAGCCGTATCACTCTCGTTGGGGAGATTGGTTGCCTCGTTGATTTCGTCCATCAACGACATTGCAATATTGAATACATCTGTTGCTGTTGTCATGCCGTACTCCTTTTACTCGGTCTTCAGCTTTTCAAGTATAATGTTCCATACTGCGGATATTGCCGCTGCGAGTGCCGCAGCTACAGTAGGAGCTATAATTGCCCACATTGCGTTGATATCCTCTGGGAAACCATTATTGAGTATGATACATATCTCAGGTATCAGCACACCGAAAAACGCCTGCACAAATGTTTTTATTGCTCTGACTATCCAATCGGACATATTTTGCCTCCTTATGCTCCGAATACTATCTTTACAAGTACACCTACCAAGGCCGTACCAATTATTCCTACTCCCCACAGAATAGCGGAGAGTTTTGTATTGATTACCGCAAACTGAGTATCTTTTTCAGCCATGCGGACTTCAAGAGTGTCCACTTTCTTGGACAACTCTTCAATAGTGTAGCTCAATGCCGTGTTCCTCCGTCACTCATATTTGACTTCTTTCAAATCCTTAAAGTAGCCAAGCTCGTTCCAATACTCCTTATATGTGATGAAAGGAATACCAACCTTTGCAAAAGTGTCGTAATAGCACTTCTGCAAGAACTCCCAGCTTACGGCACCGTCAAGCACAAACGGACGAACAGATGTGATGTACACCGCTTTCAATACTGCCCAATTCTGCTCAAGAGCATCGGGCATATGCATTTTGCTATCGCAGAGCTGATAGTAGAATCCAGCATATGCGCCGCAGACATAGTTGCATATTCTTGACTTGTCAATGTGTCTGTCAAGCAGCTCACCAACTACATACTCCACATTCCGTACAAGGTCACGCCAACCATAAGCATACTTGTACTTCTCGTGCTTACTGCGGACGGTTGAGTTTTTGTTCATGTTCCACGAGTAAACAGCAATCGGAGAGTATGCTATCCTGTCAGTGATGCCTTTTATAACTCCGTTGAAACCGCTGTCCTCGTTGTTTCTGTAATCGGGGAAGCGGATATTGTGCCTGTCAAGGAAAGACCTTCGGAACATTTTGCCGTGTACCCATGTAAAGTTGTCCTCGTGAACAGCGTACCCGTTTTCCGTCTCCTCAATAAACTGCCCCATAATTACATCATTGTCTGCGATATTTCGCAGTAAATCACGGACGGCATGACAACCCTCAAAACAGTCATCAGCATCAAGGAACATAATGAAATCTCCGTGGGTATTGTCAATGCCATACTGACGAGCTACACCGACACCGCCGTTCTTGTCGGTGCGGAAAACGGCTATATCAATAATATTTATCCATTTATCTTCAAGTGCGCGATAATCTCCGTCAGTAGAGCAATCATCGACAACAGTGACAGCAATCTCACAATCGTCATCGAGTATCTGACAGACACAGGATGCGATAGCTTTATCTATAAGATGTAAGCAATTATAAGCCGGGATAATTACATCAATTGTATGCATAGGTTTCCTTTCATATAGTAAAACGGAGGAGGGAGAACCCTCCCCCGTCAGGTGGAATTAAGCGTTTGTTTCGACAGAGGTCACATAAGCGGAGTAGCCGACAGTGTTAGTGCCGTTGTATGCGACAGCCTTGATGGTATCGCCGGAGGTGTGAGTGACAACACCGGAAGCAGTTGCCTTCACCCGAGTTGCGGAAGTTCTGGGGTCAGAACCATCAATGGTGTACATGACGAAACCTCCGGAAGGAACAGTGATATTGCCGTTTGCTGCAACAGTGGCATTTGCAGTGACAGAAGAAGTGTTACCGACAACAATGACAGCAGGAGACTTCTCGTCAAGGACAAATGCATCGTAAAGCAGACGGCCTTCCACAAGGTTACCGGAGATGCCAGGAGCATCAGTGTGAATGTGGTATTCCTTGAGCTGCATGGGCTTCAGCAGGGCAATATCGTTATAAACCAGCATAGCAACATCGGTGGGGAAGTAATTGGAGGGCACACGCACAATACGGATACCGTCAATTTCACCGACTTCGCCACGCACACGGTCATTCATGGCCTTATCAGTGTAAACGAACTGAGGATTCTGCTTGATGAGCTTATATGCGTTGTTGGTGACAAGAGCCACACGGCCTCCGC